TCCCCGGCCACAAGAAGCCGCCACGAGGGGGCGCCGCCGCCGCTGGTGGGCCCCGCAAAAACGTAGTTCTGCAGCGTCGACGCCAAGCCGCTGCCGCCGCGGGAAACCGCCAGCGTGCCGGTCCAGCCAAGTGCGTGCGCTGTGCCTGCAGACGTCATCGTGATGTTTGTGTCGTTCGTGAACGTCTGTGTTGCCCCCGTCAGCCCGTTCAGCGTCGTGATGCCAGTGCCGCCGCTGCCAGTCTGGTCTGAGCCGCAGACGAACGACCTGGTGCTGTTGTTGTAGAGCAGCTTGTCCGTGGTGGAGTTCCGGCAGTCTGGGATGACCGACAACGAGAACCCCGACCCGTCGGCAATAGGGACGCCATTCGCAGTGACGCCCCCAAGTGCCGATCGGACGCGGGCATCGGTGAAGTAGAGGCGAGATCCTTCAGCGATATCGGACGTAGAGGATGGGATGGTGGGGAATAAGGCGAGCGAGAGATCTCCCCGGAGGTACTGGCTGGTGGACCCGGTAACGATCGTTCCCTGCTTTCCTTGCAGTGCGTTATTCAGGTCGGTCTGTGCGGAGAGTGTCCCGGTGATACCGCCCCACGTCGCCGATCCCCCACCACCTACGCCGCCAGTGACCCGGTTAGGACCGTCCACCTTCGTTTGCGCGGCAAGGCCAAAACAAACCAAAACGAGGAGCAGCCTCACCATATCTCAGCCTCCAGGACATCTCCCGACTGAGGGATGTACCCCGGCTGCATGGTGATGAGCCCCCCTGAAAACGTGTAGCCTGTCCCCTCGCGTAGCTTTAGGCCATTCCAGAACAGCGACAGGTGGACCGTTGAGGCAGCAACGCCGAACTGGTTATTGCTGCCGTTGATCGTGCCGCTGGGGGTTACCGTCGTTGGCGTCGTGCGAGCTTCGCCAGTGCCGATCGTCTGGGAACTCACCACCGCGCGAATCACCGCGCCGGCTGGCGGGGCGATGCCAAACGTGATCGTGCCGGCCGATTCGTTTCTGGTGTAGTCGACACCCTCTGTCATCCACAATCCGCCATTGAAAATCCAACACGCGGGGAGAGGAGCGGTGATGTAGAACGTCTTGTTTACGCCGTCGATTGTTCCAACGACAGCTTGGGAATCAGACACCCCACCATTGGCAGCGATCCAGGAGAGATCAGTGTTGCGGGAAAACATCCCAAATGAGATGAGATTTGGTTTTCGGCAAGCCGCCAGGAAATTCGCCCACGCAATCGGCCCGTCAGGCATCAAGACCTCTGTAAGAGTAACCGTCTCGCCTTTGACGCCAGCCGCGGGATGCTGTTGATCCGCTTGCCGACTTCCCGATCACGTGCCGCGGCCTCAGCCGCACGATGCACCTGAACCAGTGTATGCGTATTCGCCCCCTGGTGGCAAGAGGTAAACTGTTGCACCCGCTGCTCAATAAACACGTCTCTCGGTAACTCTTCCGTACGGAATGCGAAGTTGTGGACCAGATGCACGCACCCGTCCAGCACGTCGTCGCCATCCTGCTTCGCCGCTTCCTCTGTGTTCCCGTCCTTCTCCACCGCATTCTGGATTCCCTGAATCAGATTCGTACACTCAGAGAAAATCTGTAGTACTGGCAGTACTTCAGATTTTACTTCGTCAATCGAGCGCTTGTACTCGGCGTAGGCCTGTACCCCTTGGGAGTCGATCAGGTGCCTGGCGATGCGTTCGTCATAGACTGGCGTTCCGGTGAGTGGTAGCCAGCGCATGTACTCCCGCATCAGGGTGTAGCCGTGTTTCCGCTTGGCGCCGCCACCGGCCGGAATCAGCGCGAGGGCCACATTCTTCGCCACAGCGGAGTACCGCGACTGCAGACTCTCCCATGCCTCTTTCGGCGTCAGCCCCATCTCGTCATCGTTCGGGGCGAACGCGAACACCTTCCCCGGGCCCAGGACGGCTTCCATCCCCCGTTTGATCTGGTCTGCTTCTGATTCTCTACCGTCCCGATGGAAACAGTCATGAGACAGGTAAACGCTCATCGCGTGCGATGGCAGCGCCTGGAGATCCTTGTAAACCAGATCGGCCACATGGGCGCCGGCCTCCATCGTCGATAGGTTTCTGAATTTAGATTCCTTATAGATGATGAGCTGCTTATTCGGCTTCCAGCATCCCACCACCACACCAGAGTCGTGACTGTAGCCCCAGTCAAACCCAATCGCCCGCGGCCACCACGGAGCCAAATAGCAGGGATCGATCACGTGGACGGCATTCTCCGGCTCGCTGGCATGCCGGACCTTCCGGAATGTCCGGAAGAACGAGCCTGCCACCACGTCAAAGTCGCCCAGCGCCATGCGCTTGTACTCGACTTCATCGAACGACTTCATCGACTCCAGATTCTGGATGTACTGGGAGTGTTCTTCGAGGAAATATGGATTGTCCCAGGCCGTCGAGTGAATCGCCAGCCGCTTCGTCCCGGTGATCGGGCAGGTGAACATCTTCCCGTACGGCCACGGCTCCGGCCCACCGTGGGCGAAACGGAACCGCTTGTTCAACCAGGGGATGCCGGGGCCGTTCGGGTTCATCGTCAGCATCATCTGGCAACGCATCTCCCGGCTGTACTTTGTGCGGTTGCGCTGCTTGATGCGGACAAACAGCAACTCATCCGGGATGTGGGAGGCTTCCTCCACCACGATCCGGGTGAACTGTTTGCCCATGTACTTCTGGTAGGAATTCGGGTCTGCCAGGTGTCCGAAGTACACCGTTGCCCCGGAGGGGAACCGAACCCGCATCGGGTTCTCCACCGCCTCGCCGCCGAGCTTCTTCGCAATGTCGGCGAACCGGCGGTAGTAGTCGTCCAAGTCGGTGGCGTTCTTGCGGAGCACCAGGGCCTCGTACCCTGGATGCGCGCAGTACGACGCGTCGGCCGGCGTGTTGCCCACCTTCTTCAGGTTCCCCCGCAGCAGGAAACCAAACGTCGCCTCTGTCTTCGCCGACCCGGCGCCGCCGAACAGCGCGATCTCGTCGGCATCGGAGGTGAGCGCAACCTCCTGCGGGCCTGGCGGGCACTTGCAAGGGATCTTGTGCTGGTGGTGGAAGATCCGTTTGCCATCCGGCCCGATGTCGAATCCAGCGCAATGCACATACCGCCATGCGATGAAGTCCTCATCCATGGTGGCAACATGCTTGGCGTACTCCGACGGCCGAAGGCTTACGCAGACAACTTGAGGGGGAGGGGCCTTCTTCGTGGCAGCGGAGATGCGGGGCATCACCTACAGTATACGCTTCAGGGAAAACAGGCCTTGACTATGTATATCGTATGCGAGTATCATAGCAACAATGAAATGCAAACGATGTGGGCATGCCTGGATCAAGCGCACAAAACATCCGGTCACCTGCCCCAAATGCCGTAGTCCCTACTGGGACACAGAAAGGAAAACCAAGGAAAAAATCTTGACTTCCGAAAACAGCGACCCCAAGCTGGAATCGTTCTCTCCTCCTGGGGCGAAGCCAATGAGCAGGCTTAGCCCCCCTTCCCCCCACACCAGCGAAAACAAAGTCGAACGCGACATCATCGGCTTCCTCCAGCAGCAGACTCCACCATGGATCATCGACCGGCAGCACGTCGGGTTGTTCTTCAACCGCATCGGTACGCCGATCAAGATTGGGCGGCCGGGGCAGTGCGACTGGCGAGCCATGCGGGCTGGGCAATACTTCGAGTTTGAAGTGAAGGCGCCAGGAGAGAAACCGAAGCCAGCGCAGTACGAGTACATGGCGCTCCGGACTCATCAGGGAATCCTGGTGACGTGGGCTGACTCGATGGAGATGTTTGAACGGTGGTACAAGGCCGTATGGTAACCCGCGAACTACAGCAGTGCGAACGCGAAATTCTATCGTGTGCGGCATACGATGGGCCGGACGCGATTGGCGCCGCAATGGGGTGGGCAGACTGGTCAATTGAAAAGGAACTGATTTTGAAAGAAGAATACCAGAAGTTCCTCAGCGAAAAATCAATCAGGTTTTCACCTGTTGGGTTCAGTGTGTCGCGTGAGGCAATCAACCCGCAACTGTTCGACTTCCAGAAAGACATCGTTGCATGGGCGTGCAAGCGCGGAAGGTCTGCACTGTTCGAGGACTGCGGGCTTGGCAAGACGCCTCAACAACTTGAATGGGCGAAGTTCGTATCGGCGCATACAGGGAAGCCCGTCTTGATCTTTGCCCCGTTGGCTGTGAGTCAACAGACGTGTCACGAGGGGATCAAATTCCACATCCCTGTCACGGTTTGCAAGACGCAGTCTGATATCCGGGATGGCGTGAACATCACCAACTACGAGAAGATGGCTCACTTTTCACCGGAAGGATTAGGTGGCGTGGTATTGGACGAGTCCAGCATCCTTAAGGGGTTTGACGGGAAAACCCGCAAATCCTTGACTGAGTTTTGCGAGACCATCCCTTACCGATTGGCGTGTACCGCCACGCCAGCCCCTAACGATTACATGGAGCTTGGAAACCATGCAGAGTTTTTGGGCGTGATGACGTGCTCAGAGATGCTTTCTCTGTTCTTTGTTCATGATGGTGGAGACACTTCCAAGTGGAGGCTGAAGCGCCATGCTGAATCCGAATTCTGGAAATGGATTTGCTCTTGGGCTGTAGCTCTGCGCGCGCCATCCGATCTTGGATACAGTGATGGGAAATTCAAACTGCCAGCGCTGCACATGGAGCAACTGACAGTCGAGTCGAAAGATAATCCATTCGGGACACTGTTCACCTGTGAAGCGAAGACCATGGACGAAAGGCGTCAAGCCCGCAAATCCTCACTCGCTGACCGTGTTCGCGCTTGCGCTGATCTTGTCAACAGTATCCATGAACCATGGATAGTGTGGTGCGACCTGAACGCGGAATCAGAAGCACTGGCCGACGCCATCAATGACGCAACCGAAGTGCAGGGATCCGATGATGCCGACTATAAGGAGTTGGCCATGATGGGGTTTGCCAGTGGATCAGTGCGCGTGCTGGTTAGCAAGCCATCCCTGTGTGGATTCGGAATGAATTTTCAACAGTGCCGCCGCGTGGCATTTGTTGGACTGTCTGATTCATACGAGCAATTCTATCAGGCCATCCGGCGATGCTGGAGATTTGGCCAGACGCGAGAGGTCTACTGCTACGTCATCACAAGCGAAGCTGAAGGCGCAGTAGTGCGGAACATCGAACGCAAAGAGCAGCAAGCGAAGGCGCTCATGGATGGCATGGTCGGGCACATGCAGGAGCAGATGAGAAAGGAAGTGAGAGGCATGGAGAAGGAAACCAGTAACTACGAAACGAAAACCGTCAAGACGGAACGATGGACAGCCATACAGGGCGATTGTGTTGAGCACGTTGCACAGATCCCAGAAGGGTCCATCGACTACACAATATTTTCTCCACCGTTCGCATCCCTGTATACCTACTCAAACAGTGATCGCGACATGGGGAATTCGAAGGATTTCGATGAATTCTCTAAGCACTTCGACTTCCTTGCGCCGCAATTGTATCGCGTCACCCGTCCAGGGCGGCTCCTGTCGTTTCACTGCATGAATCTTCCGCTGACAAAAGAGCGAGATGGCGTAATCGGCATCCGCGATTTCCGTGGCGAGTTGATCCGTGTATTTGAGCGTGCCGGGTTTGTTTTTCATTCGGAGGTCTGCATCTGGAAAGATCCGGTAACCGCCATGCAGCGCACGAAGGCGATCGGGCTGCTCTACAAGCAACTCAAAAAGGATTCCGTCATCAGCCGTCAGGGTATCCCGGACTACCTCGTAACGATGCGCAAGGACGGAATCAACGACTCCCCTGTTACCAAGACACCCGAAGACTTCCCCGTCTCACTCTGGCAGAACTACGCATCCCCGGTTTGGATGGACATCAATCCATCCGACACACTGAGTCGCGAGGGCGCCCGCGAAGACGAAGACGAACGGCACATCTGCCCACTGCAACTCGAAGTCATCCGCCGCGCTATTCGGCTTTGGACAAATCCGGGCGACCTTATTCTAAGCCCGTTCATGGGAATTGGCAGTGAGGGATACGAGTCACTGAAGGCAGGCCGAAGATTCATCGGTACAGAACTAAAGCCATCCTATTTCGATCAGTCTGTGTCGAATCTGGAATACGCTGAGAAATCAGCAAACTCGCAGGGTGGACTTTTCGAGTAGCCAATGGTAACCCTCCGCCCCTACCAGCAGCAGGCCATCGACGGGCTGCGCAATGCCGTCAAGACCGGGATGCGCCGGGTACTACTGGTAGCCGCGACCGGATCAGGCAAGAGCGTCTGTGCTGCAGCACTCACCTACGGCGCACAGTCCAGGGGATCACGGCTGCTGATGTTGGCACACAGGCGGGAGTTGATTCATCAGTTGAGTAAAAAACTGGATGACATCGGATGCGACCATGGAATTATCCAATCCGGAAATCCAAGGACAAATAACCTACCTGTCCAGGTGGCATCCGTTCAGACTATAAATAGACGGTCGATGTCGTTCACTCCAGACGTCATCGTCTGCGATGAAGCGCACAGGATTATCGCTGACTCTTACCAGCGCATCATCTCCGAATTCCCCTCCGCCGTCGTCATCGGCCTGACCGCCACCCCCTGCCGCACTGACGGCAAGGGCCTTGGCACGTTCTTCAACGCCATCGTCGAGTGCCCCGGCATCAGCGAGCTCACCCGCATGGGATTTCTTGTGCCAGCCGTCACCTACAGCCAGAAGCCGCCGAACCTGCGGGGCGTTCATCGTGTGGCCGGCGATTACAACAACGAGGAACTGGCCACGGTGATGAATGAAAGAAAGTTGGTTGGAGGGATTATCGATCATTGGAAAAGATACGCATTAGGCCAACCCACCATTGTCTTCGCCGTGAACATCGAGCACTCCCTCGCCATCACCAAGCAGTTCAACGACGCCGGCATCCCCTGTGAGCATGTCGACGGGAGCACCCCCAACGAAATCCGCGACGGGGTGTTCTCTCGCGCGCTGGTTGTCAGTAATGTTGGCGTCTACACCGAGGGTACAGACGTCCCGCACGTCTCCTGCATCATCATCGCCCGGCCCACCATGTCCGTCGGACTCTACCTCCAGATGGCCGGCCGCGGGCTCCGGCCGTCGCCGGGGAAGGAGGACTGCATCATCCTGGACCACGGTGGCTGCGCCCTGATGCACGGGCTGGTTGGACAGGACCGCGTCTGGACGCTGACAAACTACGCCGGCATCGCGACGAAGAAGGGCCCGATTATCGACGTGCGCGACACGATCAAGGTCTGTCCGAAGTGCATGCTGGCAACAGACCGGGAGACGAAAAAATGTGGGTGTGGCTATGTTTTTTCGGCAGCATCTATGAAGCAGGTCAGCGGCGAGTTGACCGAAGCCAAGGCTGTCCGAATACCAACGGAAGACGAGAAGAGAAAGGCATACCAGAGAGCGCTATGGATACAACGAACACAGAAAAAGAAGGACGGGACGCCGTACAGCCCCCTGTTCGCGAAGATGCGGTTCAAGGCGATGTACGGGACGTGGCCGCCGAGGGAGTGGGACAGGATGTAAGCACGATCTTCTGGGCCGACTATCGGTTGGTTCTCAAAGAGACTGGCCAGATCATAGGTCAGGTTGCATCCATGTATAACAGCGAGGTGTTCATGGGTCAATTCTGGAAGGGCAACGAGTTCAAAACCCCCGTCTACAAGCCCGTCTACTACATCTCTTTGGACGCCGCCAAGGCCGCAGTCGAGAAGCGGTATTTGGAGTGCAAGCGATGAGCGACGAAGAAATACTCGAACAACTCGCGCAGCAGCTTTCCAAAGAGAATGGGGTTCCTCGCAACGAAATCACTGTCCGCACTTGCGGGAATCCCGCCTGCCGTCACGTCTGGACCGGGCCAAGTCGAGAGGTCTATCCAAACGAGTTTTCGGTAACCTGTTCCCAGTGCGGCGCGGACTACATGAGCGCGACGATGTGGAGGAATATATGACCCGCAAATGGTTTCTTGGGCTGCTCGGGATCGGGGCGGCGGGGCAGGAGATTCAGGAGTCGCACCCGATCTACACCATCCCATATCACACAGTCACGCACCAGCCGTACAAGCCCAAGAACGGCGAATGCCCTGTGTGCGGAACGATGGCGCCGAAGTACGTCAGGGATGAGAACCTGAAAATCTTCGTTAGTGATGGCCCCGGATTGACAGTAACGGAGCGGCTCTATGAGCCCGCAACCCGCACCGTCTCATGCACCCACTGCCGGGTGCGGTTCGACCAGGAAGCGGAGGACGCGAAGTGACCCCCTTCCTCTGGATCCAGACCAGCAACCGCATATGGTCCCTCGACCGCAACATGGGCACTGTCTGGGAAACCCTCTACCAGGGCTGGTGCGGCCAAGTGACCATCAATGGCATAGTCACCAGGCTGCCCTACTCCCCCGACGCCGACTCAGCCAAGCAACTCGTCGAAGACTACTGGAGTGCCGCATGGGAGATGAAAAATGCCCTGTAACCTAAAGTCCCTCCCCGGTGGCGGATATGCAATTGCGTGTTCGCGGGGAAGCCGCCCTATCGTCTGCGTAAAATGTGGCAGGCCTGGCAATATCCTGTGCGACTACCCTGTCACACGAAATGGGAAACCTGGGACATGCGACTGCCCATGTTGTCGGCAACACGCTGTCGCTGTCGGGAAAAATGTGGACTATTGCTTATCTCATGCGGAACTCGCAAAGGGAACGGAGCAGCCATGAACCGAACACAACCTCGGCTATTCTCGAAGGCGAAAGATATAGCCTCATTTCTGTTAACCCAAGGATGGGATGAAGTAATCAACGAAGAAGGCGACACTGAGAAACTTTCGGAAATCCAATGGGGCGACTACTCGTTCTTTGTCGATGGAGACGAGGTGTATAGGACACAAGGGGACGGGCACGCGGAGTTGATATGGACAAGGAAGTAAACCTCTGGCGACCAGGAATCCCCTACCAGAAGTGGCTCATGATGCAGCAGGATCTGATCACTGAAGAAGAGAAGGAAGCGTATCGAAAGGAGCAAGAACGTGTCAAACAAACAACCCCCAAACCCACCACCCGCAAAAAAAAATGAGCCCACCTGCGACACCTGCCGCTTCGCCCGCGGCTACTCGTGCTG